TTCGAAACAAACTCAAGCAGATCGGAAAAGAAAACGGATATACTATGACTGTATATCGTACTCGATCTCTACTCCACGGTGCACCACAAATTCGTGAGCGTTCTTTCTACTTCTTCTGGAAAGATACTAAAACTCCTCTCTTAAGTTGGTACAATAAGCAATATACTAAAATTGAAGATGTGATTCGAGGTGTAGCAGGCTCAAACAGCTTTACTGATCCTATCAATCCAAAAACTCCGAGTGTAGATGATCTCTATTATAAGTTCGTGTTAGAACACATTCACGGTGGTATTAGCCATAAAGAATTCTTTGAAATCGCTGAGCCACAAAGAGTAAGAGCACAAGACATGTTTTCATATATCGAACGTAGCGGATATGACTACAAGCAAGTCGGAGAATGGATGGAAGAACATGGGTACGAAAGAGAAGTTGAAAAGTGTTTACGAAAGTATGAGAAACTCAAAGCTGGTGGAAACATCATGCGACGCGGTACTATCATTCCTAAAGATTACATTGGCGCTTTCGTTGGTCATTATCCTACCTGTCTTACTCACCCTGATGAAGATCGTTATATTAACTATCGCGAAGCTATGGCAATCATGGGACTACCTAATGATTTTGAGCTCCTCAATCCGAAGAGAAGCGCAAACCATATTTGCCAAAACGTTCCCGTGCAAACAGCTAGAGACATGGCGACGGAAGTAAAGAAATACCTAGAAGGTAACTTACAAATGGTTGACGCTGACTATGTAGTACAGTACAATCATACACAGAAATCAGAATACTTAGAAAAACACGACACGCTAGAAGCCTTTATCTAATGAGTGATATTTTCGTCATTGATGACGTGATTTCAAAACCAGAACAAGATCGTATAGAAAAACTTATGTTTTCTAAAACTCTGTTCTGGACGTTCTTCGATGATGTAGCTTTGAGTGATCATGAAAATGAACTACTAGGAATAAATAAAAAGACGCCGGCCGTAGGTTGTTATTTTAAGCAAGAAAATCCTCCTTACTTTTTTGGAAGAATGTACTTTCAAGTCGAAAACGTTGCGCGGCAAGCAGCAAAGAAGGCGGGCATCAAATTTGACAGTATAGTCGATGCTCGTTCTTTTCTAATGTTTCCCTTGCATGAAAACGTAAGAAAGGAGTACGACAATATTCACGTCGATATGCTTGAAGATCATTGGGTTTGCTTATACTATGTAAATGATTCTGATGGAGACACGGTTCTCTTTAAACAAACTAAAGAAGATATGAATAACGACTTTGAAGTTTTTAAGAACACTAAGTTCGAACCTCTAAAGCGAGTAACGCCGAAGAAAGGAAGAGCAGTAGTATTTAATGGAAATAGATATCATAGTAGCACAGCACCGACTAACGGTGTTCGATGTATTTTAAATTTTGATTTGAGATAAAAATATGAAAGATTTGATTTTTGATTTTGAAACACTGGGATCTGAACCTACTGATTGCGTAGTCATTGATTGCTCAGCTATGGTTTTCGATTGGGATAAAATGTTGTCTAACGATCCTTACACACTTAAGGACGTTGCATTAGCTAAAAAGTTTAAGCTCTCTGTTTCCGATCAAGTTAAAAACTATAACTATAAGATCGAAGACGATGTGCTAGAATTCTGGCAAAGGCAAGAAAAAGAAGTTCGCAGTCAAATTAAACCTCGTCCAGACGATCTTACCGTCGAAGAGTTCGTAAAACAATTTCACGACTTAGTCATAGATTCTGGCGTAAAGCATTGGTGGTCTCGATCGAACACTTTTGATCCTGTCATTCTAGTCAGACTATTCGACTCCCAAGGTAAGAAACAACACCTCTATGAGTATCTTAAGTTTTATCTCGTACGCGACACTCGTACGTACATCGATGCTAAATTTAATTTTAGTAATAGTAAAAATGGCTTTTGCCCAGTAGAAGATACTGAAGGTTGGGAACGAGCCTTTAAAGCACATGACAGTTCTTTTGATATTCTAGCAGATGTCATGCGCTTACAAGCAATTGTTAGAGCAGAAAATGATTTGGAGCAAGTTAAATTATGAAAATTGAAATTCAAGTAGATGAACTAAGAAAGTATAAGCTTTTTGTGGGAACACCTATGTATGGTGGGATGTGTGCCGGGATGTACACCAAGTCTACTAATGATTTAAGTATGTTATGTGCAAATCATAGTGTCGGATTGCGTTATTACTTTCTATTCAATGAAAGTCTCATTCAGCGAGCTCGAAACTACATCGTTGATGAGTTTCTAAGATCTGAATGTACACATCTTCTATTCATCGACGCTGACATCGGCTTCAATCCTCGAGACGCCTTAGCTCTACTGGCTATTCAAGTATCTGAACCAAAACGATATGACATTGTAACCGGACCTTATCCTAAGAAAACGATTGCTTGGGAGAAAGTAGCTCGCGCTGCTGCTGAAGGTTTTGCAGAAGAAAACCCCTTTACGCTAGAGCAATTCACTTCGGACTTTGTGTTTAATCCTGTTAAAGGTATGACACAGTTTAAGTTAGGTGAGCCTGTGGAAGTAAGAGAAGCCGGCACTGGTTTCATGCTGATCACACGAGAAGCTCTGCTAAAATATCGAGACGCTTATCCTGAACTTGCTTATAAACCAGACCACGTTCGAACAGATCAGTTCGATGGCTCTCGAGAAATCACCGCTTTCTTTGACTGCGCTATCGATCCTGAGTCAAAGCGGTATCTTTCAGAAGATTACTTCTTCTGCCATAAGGCTCGTGCCGCAGGACTTTCTGTCTGGATGTGTCCTTGGATGCAAATTAATCATGTTGGTTCTTATATCTTCAGGGGGAATATGGGAGCCATCGCTCAACTAGGAGTGACTGCTACAGCAGACAGAACATCTAGCAAGAAAACATATCAAAAAAACAGTTGACATTTTGACCAAACTAGTGTATAATAATCAAGTAATTTTTCAAACGGAGAATCTATATTATGAAATTTTCAAGTGAAACTTTGGCTGTTCTCAAAAGCTTTACCGCTATCAACAAATCTATTCAGATGAAACCTGGTAATGTTTTGAAAACAATTACTCCAGAGAAAACTCTCATTGCTATCGCAGAAATCCCAGATGAAATTCCTTCAGAGGCTTGTGTCTACGATCTGTCGAGGTTCCTATCAATTTTGAGCCTTTATAATGATCCAGACGTCGAGTTCGGAGATAAATACTTTATTATCTCTGAAGGTAAGCGTAGAACCAAGTACGTCTATGCAGATGTATCAATGATTCATACGCCGCCTGAAAAAGAGATAAATATTCCTTCAGAAGACGTTGTTGTGAATGTAACTCAAGGTGATCTATCTTCGGTTCTTAAAGCAGCAGGTGTTCTACAATTTTCAGAGATCGCATTTGTAGGCGATGGCGACAAATGTTATCTGAAAGCTATCGACAGTTCCAATGAAGGCGCAGATGACTTTGGCGTCGAAATTGGTGATACTGCCGATAAATTCAAGGTGATCATTAAAACTGATAACCTTAAACTAATGCCTTTAGACTATCAAGTAACTCTTTGTTCGAAGGGAATCTCAGAGTTTAAAGGAAAAGGTGTCACATATTATGTGGCAATTGATTCAAAGTCGACTTATAATAAGGGTGAATAATTATGAATGGACAATTCCAACAACAGCAAGAGCAAAAGGTTGTTATCAACCTAGGTGATCTTAGCACAGTACTTCAGTTGATCGATGTCGTATCAACTCGTGGCGGGTTCCAAGGCAATGAACTGGCCGGTGTCGGTTTGCTACGCAACAAGATCGAAGCCTTCCTACGTCAGAATGCTCCTCAGCAGGATCCTAACGTAGCAGGTGAAGAAGTAGATGTTGCTATGCCAGCACAAGGTCCTTTGGCTGACAAAGTAATCGACTAAGATTGCTTAGACCTTTCTCGAGAATAGGGGACTCAGCTAATGCTAGTCCCCGCCTTTCGAATTTTTATTTTATATTATGATTATGGTGAATAAATGTCTATTGACGCAAAAGCAAATGAAGTGCTGTGGGTGGAAAAATACAGACCCCAGCGTATTGAAGATACAATCCTTCCTGAAAAACTAAAAAAGACTTTTCAAAAATTCGTTTCTGACGATTCAGTTCCTAATCTTCTTCTTACTGGTGGTCCAGGCGTAGGTAAGACTACTGTCGCTAAAGCCATGCTCGAAGAGATGGGCTGTGACTACATCGTTAAGAATGGTTCTCTTAATGTGAATATCGACACTCTTCGATATGAAATCTCTACATATGCATCATCAGTTTCTCTTTCAGGTGGACGTAAATATGTAATCTTCGACGAGGCTGACTATCTTAACGCAGCTTCAGTCCAACCCGCTCTTCGTAACTTTATCGAAGAGTATTCAGCCAACTGCGGTTTTATCTTTACTTGTAATTTTAAAAATCGTATCATAGCACCTCTTCGTTCTCGTCTTTCAGAAGTCGATTTTACTATCGAAACGAAAGATCGTCCGGCTCTTGCTGCTTGCTTTTACAAGCGAGTACGAGCTATTCTTGACCAAGAACAAGTAGAGTATGACAACAAGGTTGTCGCTAAAGTTATCGAGAAACACTTTCCCGACTTTCGTCGAGTACTAACCGAACTACAATCTTATGCAGCGTCCGGCAAGATTGATGAAGGTATCTTCGTTAATCTCAAGCAAGAATCTATTGACGCTCTGTTCGGACTTCTAAAAGCAAAAGACTTTACTAACATGCGTAAGTGGGTCGCTAATAACTCAGACCAAGATATGAACGAAATGTTTCGTCGAATCTATGACGCAGCTACGACTAAGGTCGAGTTCCGTAGCCTTCCTGGTTTCATTGTTACGATGGCTGACTATATGTACAAAGCAAACTTCGTTGCTGATCAAGAAATTAACATGGTCGCTTTTCTAACTGAAGTAATGATTGAATCGGAGTTCGCATGAAGCCAACAGTTACAGACGAAGTAGAACAAACTGAAGCACAGCGCCGTACTGAAATATGTAAAAGCTGCGAATTCTATAAACCTATGCTGAATCTGTGTGGTAAATGCAATTGCTTTATTCCTGCTAAGACGCGTCTCAAAGCGTCATTCGGCGGAAAGTGCCCGCTAGGAAAATGGTAATGTTTAAGAAGAAACTCGAGTGTTTCAATTGCTCTGTGCGTATAAAAGGAGGTGAAGAATATACAATCAAGCTCGAAACACTCGAAGGACCTCATGAAGTTAAGATGTGCGAAAAGTGTGCAGAAGATTTCGATAAAATTATGATACAAGTAGAGGAGATCATACGTGAAAGAAATGAGCCCTTTTGATTTTATGAACGCTGCTTCTTTCACGAAAGAAGATCTCATAAAAGATAATCAGAATCCAGATGTAGCTGAAAAACAATACAATGCTTATATCGTAAATCGTGGTTTCACAAATTTTGATGACACGATTCTACACGCAAATGAAATGAACATGAGACACGGACTATTTCCGGCTGCTCAATTTGATTACTATCGTGCGGTTCTTCGTAAGCGCAAGCGATTTTCAAAGTGGCCTAAAGCAGATAAGAATGCTGACCTAGATGCAATCCAGCAGGTATATCAGTGCAATCGTACAGTCGCTAAGATGTACCTTAACACGCTATCTAAAGAAGGCTTACAGATGGTTCATGATCGTCTAGTAACAGGTGGTTAAGCAATGAAAAAAATAAATAGAATTATATGGTTTTTTGCCATTACCACTAATTACTATAACAAAGGTGATATGCATCATGGACAACGAAGATATTTTTAGAGGCGTCGGTGTAGAAGTTACTCTGCCGACACCCGATAGTTTTCTTAAGATTAAGGAAACACTTACCCGCATTGGTATCTCTTCTCGCAAAGATAAGAAACTCTTTCAATCGTGTCACATCCTTCATAAGAAAGGGCGTTACTCAATTCTGCATTTCAAGGAATTGTTTATCCTTGACGGAAAGCACAACACTTTCACAGATGAAGATAGAGCGCGCCGCAATACAATTGTGAATCTTCTTGAAGAGTGGGAGCTTATTAAGATCATCGATCCTAATAAAACTAAAGAGCCAGTAGCATCATTAAATCAAATCAAAATTATTTCTTATAAAGAAAAAGATGAGTGGGAGCTCACCGTAAAATATAATATCGGTAAAAAATAAGGATTAGTAATATGGTTAATGAAGGATTCACACCAAAAATTATTTTGAAAGCTTCTTTTAGCCTGTTGCCCGAGTTAAAAGGAAAAACTGTTCTAGAATTCGGAAATAAGAAAAATCATTATGGTGTTTGGCGAGACGATTATTTAAGAGCAGGTGTAAAAAGCTATCATTCTGTAGATCTTAACGGTCTAGATGGCGCTATTCCTATTGATCTAAGAAGCGAATCAGCTGCTGAACAGATTAAAGAAGCTACAGGCCTTGATTCTTTCGACATAGTTACTAATTTTGGTATAAGCGAACACATCCCAGTTCAACGCACATTCTATAAGTGTGTACACAACATTTCTAAGCCCGGAACTTTTGTAGTTCATTGGACTCCTCGAGCTCACTGTTTTAAAGAACACGGATTTCACGGTTCGATCTGGCACTGCAACGATAATTTTTTCGAAGAACTAACTAAAGCTAATAACTACAAAGTTATTAAGCATCTAGCAGTTATTAA